TCTGGATATTTAATCGTATGATCACCTGTTCCAACACTTCTAAGAACTACTTCTTTATTTTTTTCAAAATCAGTTAGATCTCTTTCAGTAGAAACTCCAACATTAAATAACTTAAATTTATTGTCATCTAATTTTTTAACAGCATAATTTGAAGTTGTAGAAAGACCGTTAACAACAGATCCAGTAGTCTTATATTCTACAATTTCTCCCGTCTTAAATCCATGGTTTTTAGCAAAGACATAATTATCGGAAGTACTAATTCCAGATTGACTATCACCAAAAGTTGGTCTAGAAGGAACAATAATTTTTCTATTTGAATATCCTTCTCCAGGATTTTTCACATAGATTTTTGTAATTGTATTTTTTGCTTCAACTGTAGAGAACTTATGGAATCCATAACTAACAGACCCAATGTTGATGGTATTAATTCCAGAGATAGCATCATTGGAATCATTATGTAGAGTAATTGTTAATGAATCAATAGGTCTTACAAAATAAGTTGATCCACTTACTAAATTACCAACAGCTGGATTGCCTTGGGATTCATAAACCACACCTTCTCCAAGTTGGAAATTATGATTGTCTGGAAAATCAATAGTATCAGAACCAACATTAACAGAAGATCCGTCAGCTCTAAAATTAGCAATAATTCTTCCTCTAACAAAGTTAGACTCAAGAACAGCACCAATACCGTTACCGCCAGTAACAGTAATCTTTGGTTTTTCTTGATATCCAATTCCAGGTGTGATTAACTTTACCTGATCGAAAGATCCAACAAGGTTTGCATGTGCTACAGCTCCAGAACCAGTATCATCTTGAATGATTAGTGGAGGTCCATTAATAATATCGTATCCTTTTCCAGGATTAGTTACTTTAATATCTTCTAGATTTCCAAAGAAAATCTGTTCATCAAAAACTGTTGGTGGATATATCTCAACACCATTGGCGAGAATACCAACCGCTTTATTATTAATTTGTTTGTCGTTCTCATCAATGAAGAATTCTTTTTTCCTTCTATATGGTAATTTTCTTAATAATTTTTGGTGTTTTAAAGTTTTATTCTGAAATTCATTCTTGAAGATATATTGTCCAGACGTTCCTGTTCTTACAGCGATGTACTTTTTAGAAAATACATCAGATCCACTATAAGAAAGGAAGAATTCTGTTTCATTAATACTAGTTACAAAATATACACCAGTTTGAATTCCACTAGTGGTGGTATTATTCCAATAAATCTTATCTCCAGTAACTAGGTTATGATTAAATGGAGTAAGAGCGAGAGGATCAAGAGATTGTAAAGTATAGGTATACCCCCCATTATTAATTGGAGTATTATTAGAATCTACTGCTTGAATAGTAGAACTTTTTACAAAAACTTTATTGTCAGTTGCAAATACTGGATAGTTTGGAAGACCAGAGGCAGTAATATAAGCAAAGTCCTCATTTTTATCTAAGTATGAATTCTGAATACCAATTGGGAAAGAATCCAATCCAGAAAAATAATTAGAATTATGAGAAGCTTTTACAATTTTTTTCTTAATGTAACTTGGATTAGTTGGAGGAGCCTGAACAGACTGAACAACGATTTGGTCTGCGAGTTTTTTCTCAGTATTTGAAGAATCATATTCAATCGTCTTAATAACAGCAGTCGCCTCTTGACCAAGGTCGTTTACGATTCTGATTTCTTCGTCAATATAGAAAACAACGTTATCAAATAATGTAATTCTATAATTATTTGAAGATACCTGAGCAAAGTTGGAAATATTATGAGTTGTTGGTAAATTGTAAATCCAGCTATTGAACTTAGCATCTTTGGATAAATCAAATCCAAAAGAATATAGTTTTAAACTATCCCCAACCTGCATATTTGCAGTTTGAGTAGTATCTACATCATCAATAATATTAACTAGTCTCAACTGAACTAAGGAAGTTTGTCCATATCCAGAATAAGTATATGCCAGTTTATCTTCAAAAATACTTGCACCAAATTCAAGTGAAGTTGTAACTCCACTAACTCCAGTAAACTGGTTTAGAGTTTTATCAGTATAGGAAACTTCAATAAAGTTAGATTCTGCAGTTGGTTTGATTAAGAGAGTTCCAGCTTGAGCAAATCCAACAGTAGAGTCTACAAGAATATTATCAGAATTTTGATTAATAACTTCTAAAGTTCTTGTTTTACCTGGTACTTGGAAATTTCCAGTAAAAGAAGTAGAGTCTAAAGAAATTTCATAAAAATCTTTATCATCAACAGGTCTATATTCAACATTATAGATTGATGCTGAGACTGTACCAACTCCAGCAATACTTTGTTCTAAAGAATTTCCAACAGTGTCGAGTGGATTACCTTCAAAAAGGTTTTCTACAAGAATATTCTTTGTTCTAAAATATGAGTTAGCGGAAGGAATTAAAGTATAGTCAATTGGTTTGATAATATCAATGTCCTTACCATATAAAAGTTTGAAAAGAATCTGGTAAGATTGATCTGTTCCTTTTGCAGAATAAAAGTCTTTTGCTCTGGAAAGAATAGTGCTTACATTAGCACCACTGATAAAACTTCTATTTTCAAATCCAGGTAAGAACTCAGATTTAAACTTTTCAAAAAACTTTTGTAGGAATAGATTACTTAGATTGTATACAAGTTTTCCTGGTTGATGCTCCTCTGCATCTGTCAATGCAAAGTTTAAGAATTCCGACGCATCTTCCCTAGAAATTTGATCAATACCACTAAATCCCCTAACACATCCAACAAAAGAAGTATCAGTCTTAGATGTATATGTGATAATCTCATTATCAATTTTCAATAATCCATATACGTCTGGCCAACCCTTTGTGGACAGAACATTAATCGTGTCATCACCAGCAAAAATAAATTGCGTTAGTGCGGTGTATGGAATTAAGGTTTCATTATTAAAAGCAGTGATTTGCTTATAATTTGAGATATTGGTAGCAAGGTCTTCAACACCACCTTTATGTTCTTGAGAATAAGCATACTGTTCCAGAAACTCCTTAAACAAAGGAGATTCTTCATTTAGAAACTGGGGAATTTGGGACTCAATAAAATGAGATACCTTTACCCTCTTGATCTCTGCTGATGGTAATTTGTCGGACATTTTGAATTATCGTGTATACTTGGTTTCGCTTGCGTAGCTAGAAGTAGTAACGTACTGGGTAGCAGATAAGTTTTCACCAGAAGAAACAACGTCAGGAAGTGTTGTGACTTTGCTGTTTCCAACGTCTATTTGCAAATACAAATCTTTCAGTGCAATAATATCATTAGAAAGAGGAATTGCTTCAATTTGAATCAGTCCACTTTCCAAAGACGTTCCTGTTATATTTAATACTTCTAAATTAATCTCTCCAATGACGTAATCGACTGTACCAGCATTGTTTTTAACGATTAGTGGTTCATTATTTTCCAACCTAAAGAGAACTAATCTTCCCCTTTCATCATCAATAGGAATATCACCAAGATATACAGTTCCTTGAATTCCACTTACAGTAAATCCAGTGGATTTTACACTATATCCATCGCATTGTTGATAGAAGGCATTTCCATAGCATAATTCATAAGTTGCAAAATTATTAATTTCAGGATTGATGTCTCTACGCATCCTAACTCTAGTAATGTTTGATGTAACACCGCCATCACTATCATCAATCAGTCCAACAACTTTACTATACTTAAATCTTCCGCCAAAACTGTTAATATCAGAAGTTTTGGAATACGTAGTAAGTGTATTGAATACTTTTGTCCTTAAATCTGTTGGATCGGTAATAGAGTTCGTATTATAGTAAACAGTACTATCAAGTTCAACGTACATGTACTTGAGATCAATAATTTCTGGTTTAATACCAGCAATAGAATATTGTTTTAGTTGTCTAAGGATATCATCCTTTGTAACCTGAGATAGGAAGGAAGAATTTCTTGGTTTAATAGCAATAAAGACTTTTCCATACTCGGGTGGATCCAACTCCTCACCCCCGTAGGCGGTCACAGATTCAACGTTAGGGTATACGAAGGGGATTATACCTTTATAGTCGTTTGCCGTCACTGCACGGTACTGTGAGGAGTAGATACGAGGTGCCAGATACTTGATTGAACTGATATCCTCAATATCGTCTCCATTTTCGGAAGATTGGACGGTAGTAATGGGACCAATACCAGAAGTTAGGGTAGTATCGGTGTCATCCTTCAAAATTCCGACAAATGAGAAGTTTGCAGCACCATTTCCAAGAGATCCATTAGTTACAATATAGGTAACTGTAACAGTTGCTCCTGCAGGTGGTTTTTTTCCTAAAATATCATCACCAAACAGAATTTCATATCTCTCATCTTCAACTTCCTGAAGAAGGAACAGTCTTGAAGAAGAATCAACGTTTAAAATATTGGTATATCTGTCATACGTCTCAATAATATTGGATTCTACTGTAACTCTAACAGAAGAAGCATCAACATTACGGTTTGGAAGAATAAATTTCTGATTTGGTTGAGAATAATCAATCGTAAACCTTTTTGTCAGAAAAATTCCTTCATAAATGTCCAAATTATCGAAATTTGCAAAGTTACTGTTATCAACAGTAGTAACAAAGTCGTCAGGAATGGAATAAATGTACTCTCCACCAGCTTGATTACCCAAAGCAACCTGTCCTGCTTTCAAAGTAACAATTCTAGTATCATTAGTACCCAAATCTACGGCAAAATTGACGGTTGCTCGAGCAGATTTGGTAGATCTTGGTACATAACCAATGTTTCTAGCAAGTGCAACAACATTTTCCCTCAAAGTTGCACTATCAAGGAAGCATTCATTGACTGCCATGTTGGTATTGTAGGCAGTAATGTAAGAATTATACGCTAAGAGGTCGATTAGGATCGAAAAGTTAGATCCTTCGAAGTCAAAGTCAGTAAAATTACTGTTTACACGTAAATAGTCCTTGATTTGCTCCCTTAAGGTGCCAAAATCTAAGTTTGTAAACTGATTAAAAGCCATTACACTCTAGTCGATTGGAAGATGAAGTCTATTTCCTGCTGTGGTCGATCTAATCCACGAATATCAAATCTCACATTAACAGAAATTTCATTACTATCAACTGGATATGCAGTTCTTACTTCAATATTAGTAATTCTGGGTTCAAAATTTTCTAATAAGTTTGCAATAGATGAGTCAATACTGTCTGCAGTAAATTCATCAGCAGTTTCAAATAAAGAATCTTCAACAGTGCTTCCCAAAAGAGGTTCAAAGAACCTCTCACCATACCTGGTTCTTACTAAATTTTGAACCGATCTCTTAATAGCAGCTTCATTTGAAAAGGCGCCAATATCATCCGTTACGGGATGTTTCAAAAACTGAAAACTAATATCCCTGAATGCTACTGAACGCCTTGGTCTATCTACAAGAGCCATGTTTTGGGGAGAAAGTTAATAGTATCTACTATCTATATCACTTTTTCCAAGGTTGACCGTAAGTAGGCTCGGTGCCATACGTCCAATCGTCATAATCTTCATCATTACGAATTGATTCATGAAGAGAATTTTGACGTTTCATGTCATTTAGGTGGTCATAACTGACCTCCCTGAGCATATTCAAGTACTTATCGGACTTTGTATCTGTAATTAATGTCATTCCAGACTCAATAAAGTCCTTGCCTTGATCAGGCACTGGGTGATTTGACATAAAATCCTCCATTGTGTTCTTAAAAAAGAACTTTTAGAGAGGTTTCTATCTCTATTTCTTATTTATTATAGTACTTCCAATGATTATTTGGTCGTTCCCACCAAAAATGAAGGTCTTGAGTGTTGTCATCGTAGTACAAAGAGACAAAATCACTCTTAAATTTGCTATGGATGTTCTCACATAGTGCGAGAGAGTAGACATTTCGTGGTGCGAGACGGTCCATCGCTTCTGTAATCCAGGTATAATTACCTCCTCGGATCACTCCAGCCTCACAAAGTACGAAATTATCCCATTTATTAGCCCATTGCACATAATTTGCGTAGAATTCGATCTCATATTCTACTCTAGGTTCGTCAGGAAAGGGCACATTTACCGATTCAATATGAAAAATCTCCCCATCCATGGACAATGAATGGGAGAGAAGTTGTGTTACGATTGCTGAATAGTCTGGAGAGACCATCAAAAAACAAGTATTGCTGGGATGAATGTCTAAATTTGACATTTTCATCATATAACTCATCTTTTGGATCAAGGCTTTTTCTTGATCCTCAGAGATAAACAGCAATTCTTTCACTTAAATCAACCAGCGGCTAGGGGACTTGCAGGATTTGGTTTGTTTGCCATTTCAGATGCTCTCTTTCTTGCTTGCTTAGAGACATCATATTGGAATGACTGAGCACCTTCAGGAGTAGAAGCAGGAGCATCTGCTGGATTTGGACCAGAACTAGGATTAGTTTCCGTCATTTCTTACCTTGACCTCGATAGCGTTTGCGTTTTCCGTTACGGGAAGAAGCAGAAAACTTAGTATTCTTGCCATTTCCTTGACGGGTTTTCTTGGGAGCGGACTCGATAAAGACGGAACCGCTCTTAGAGATTTTCTTTACAGCCATTATTTAGTAACTTAAAGTGGTTTTCGCGATTTTTTGAAATTTGGAACGCGCCGAAACGCGCTTTTTTAGGTCTGTGGGACTGCTTTGAGTCTTTGAGGAGAGACTCCCTCATTAATATAGTATTCGAGTCTCTCCTTTGCCTGATCTTTAGTTAGATTAGTATCCAGGTTGGGTTCTGGTGAAGCCCAACCATCAGTACCTAACTCCAGTACAGTGTATAACATCAGATAATACGAGTCTTTTCGTGACCGACGCGGATTTTTGGATCACACCAGATCTCAAAACCAGCTTCCTTAGCATCGAGACAGAAGGAAACGTCCTCTCCGCACATGTCTTGGACATCACCAGACTCAAAGACTTGCATCTTAGGAGCGAACCAGGGGTACTTCATCTCAGGATGTTCGAAGACACCCTTCTTGATCAGGACCCAACCGAAACCAGTGTAGTCTACGGTAAAGGGTTTGCGACGACGGGAAGCGGACTCAACGGTCTCGTGATTCATAACACCGCCGTTCTTAGCGAAGTCATCCTCTTCGAGCCAGTGAGCAACCGAGGTGGTCTTTCCGTCTTCCGTGCAGTACCAACCAGCGGCGATGTCCTTGTCCATTGCCACGAGACGGTAGAACTTCTCAGTATCGAAAACGATATCGGAGTCGATCCACAGTTGATAATCGTAGTTCAGTTTACCATCCCAGGGTACTTGGTCGGGACCACGAAGAACGTTAGCACCAAGAACCTTGCATCGTGCAAAGTTAACCATGGAACTATAGTCCTGGGAGATTTGAATCGAGGCACCTGCCTGTACTAGATCAAAGCACAGTTGAACAAATGCTTTCAGAAAAATATATGACGTACCACGACCAGGAAGACAGAAGACAATACTCTTACCTTTGATCATCTCTTTAGCAGATGCGAGATCAAACTCGTCCTCTACTTTCTTAGTCTGCGGTGCGTTTGCTTTTACAGTAAATCCTTTAGCCATAACGTTGTCAGTTTACAAAAATATTCTACCACAGCAAATCAATCATTGCAATGGTTACGAGTTATTTAGCTGGTTAGAAATTCTTGAGAATTCATAGGACCAAGAGGCATTCCAGTATTCAATGGTTCTCCAGGATTCAAACTATTAATGGCAATATCACCAGCAATAGAAATACGAAAACTATCTGAAGTGAAGAATGGATTAACAATGTGAAATAAGTCACTAGGAAAGAATAACATGGTTCCATCAAAACTATCATCAAGAAGAAAACTATGCTTTCTATGAATGCCAGTAATATCACTATAAACAAATGATACTGATCCTGGTTCTGGATGCATAGAATCAAAAACTTCTCTTTCTTTTTCACAAGAGAAAGGTATCTTCAACCAAATAATAAAAGAGAATACAGCGTCATGATTATGTAACGCTTGATATTCCCCTTTACTCATTCTATTACACCAAAACTTCTGGAAAGTAAAAGAATGACAAAATGTAGTCTTTGGACTAAATGGAATGTTATAGGTATTAATATACTGACCAATCACAGTATTCAAAACTTCATTCTGAAATCTGTTATTGTCGTCAATTAGCATCCATTGTTGTTCACCATCATCATACTTATCACTTAATTTACTTAAATGATCAAGTATATCC